CTACGGGAATCGCTTACACCTGTACCCCTACTGCTGCCATATAGGACTTAACGTTCGGGCGTAGCAACCATCTGAGTTATCCCTCTCACATTTATATAATACTATAATGAGATATAATTACAACCTACTGTGTGCCAGTTTATTAAATGTCACAGTCTGGGTTGACAAACTTCCTATTTCGCTTTACCTTTTTGGTATTAAAATCAATTAAATCTTCTAATTCTTCTATATCTTTAGATACATTATCTTTTTCCTCAGAATAAAAGAATAATGCTTCACTTAACAAATTAAATTGTTTATCGGTTAGTGTTACTTTAATGTCGTACATTTATCTTAAAGGTATGTTAAAAGACATGATAGTTCTCTGCTTATCTGATACTGAGGCAGGCGCTTCATGTAATAATACAGATGGGAAAGTTAGAATCTCGCCCTCTTCAACTGGTGGCGCAATCTTATTAATTGTACCATAGTAAGGGTCAGGAAATGGACTATAGAATGTAGTAGGGAAGTGTTCTTTAGGGTCAAATTCAACATATAATACACATGATATATTAGAGAGTCCATGATTATGAGCACCATGATATTGTCCTCTAGTATATCTCTGTGACCATAGTTGCCATTTATCTACATTCTCGCAGGGGCAATCTCCCCTGTATCTATCACTTAATAACTGTGTGTATTCATTTACTAGGTTATCTAAATCTTCCTGTAAAATTGATACAAAATCATTCAAATATGGCGATACAGTACTATATTTGTAGTAATCTGTTTGGCACTCTACAATATTACAACCATTAAAATCTATTAGTTTCATCAATTCTGGTTTCTTCTCACTCCAATTTGTAACACTAAACTTAGTGATAGGAATAGAGAATAAATTAAGAGATTGACTATTCATTTATTTCTATAGTTGTAGCGTGCCTTTCTTCTTGGTTTTATACCCTTATCTCTTTTCAATTCTGATTTAAGTTTTTTCAGATATTTCAAGTGATTAGGATAAACTATTTTCATCAAATCCTTCTTAGTCTGGCGTTCTTCCTTATCCATTATCTATCTCAAGATCATTTATATCTGTGAAGTATATGCCCTTCAATTCGGTTTCAGTCCACTCGGTTAAATCATCTAAGAATAGATCATCTTGTAAGAAATCTTCTTCATAGACTGTCATTTCATGCACTAATGACTCCGCTTCCTCTAGTAACTGCTTGTCAATCAAATACTCAATTCTTTTGGCATAATGATCTTCCATAGTATTGAGACATTTGATTCTAATTTTGTCAATTTGCATTGTTGATGACCTTTAGGTAATTTGATTATACTATAAAATGGTATCGTTGTCTATTTTCTGTTAGAAAGCGATACCTGTGCCTCTCCTTTGTTGAAAATAGTGTCAACAACATTATTGAGGCGACGCTCTGTACCAATACCAACATTATTGTAAACTGGTACGAACATTTTGCCAAAGGGTTTGATGTATCCTGTACCCTTGACACAAGGTTTCAAAGCACCTGTACTTATTCTGTGTGCATCTTCTTTATGTAGTCTGATGACTCTACCAATAGTTTGTGCCATAGTAATAAGATCAAGATTCCTCAATAGAATACAGGCGTTTAGACCTGATACATTCATACCCTCTGATAGGATAGAATGATGGAACAATAAAAACTTTTTGTCAGGGTCATTTCCCCACTTGTTCATCAAATTGAAAAAGGTTTTGCGTGTAATCTTTTTGCCATTGATGATAGCACCGTACTTTGATGTAATCCACATGACATTGTATTTACGAGCATGGCACTCATTTTGAAAATCTGTTCTGGTAATCAATTTGTGGATATTAGTAGTAGATTTAGCAGTGACCAATACTTTGTCCATGCTCTCCTCATTGTCGAGAGCATCAAGTATCATTTCTTTATCAATCTGCTCTACACTATCATAGAAACCAACATGAAATTTTCTAGTTTTGATTTGTGGCGGTACGATATAACCCTTCTCAATCAACTCTGGGGCAGGGATTTGTGCAATCACTTGACCATAAACTTTTTTGTTGTTCATACCACGTTCCTGTGATGTATGATGTTTAGGTGTAGCAGTGAAGTAAAACTTACGTCTAGTGACGTTAGAGCGGTTCTTGACACTCTCAAAGAAGTTCTTTTGAACTGAATTATGTGCCTCGTCATAATATACTGTATCCGCTTCAACATCTTCCATGATTCTGTGAAGTGAATGATATGTTGTAAAGATCAACTGATTCTTTACACTATTATGATGCCACTCTTGTATTTTCTTAGGATTAGTGGTAGTAGTATAGTTAGTCTCTCCGCTATGAACATGAAGCACCTCGACATTATCAATTTGCTCTAGGAACTCCTCACATAACTGTTGAGCGAGTAGGATTCTAGGAGCAACAACAATTATAGTCTGTGGTATGGGCATACTGAAACGCCATTTAGCGTCCATAATCATGCACATTGTTTTACCACCACCAGTAGGAACAAGAATCTGACCCCACTTCTGTTGCATAGTCTGAATTATATCCGCCTGATGATCTCTAAGTTTCATAGTGTAGTTTGTTTCAATAAACATAGTATAGAGAATAAAAAAACCCCTCGCAAGGGGCAGTGTGCCAGTTATGCAACTGGTGGCGCTCCTGTTGGTTGAGCGGGTTTTGCGTCCATGTCAAATCTACTTGATGCCTTCTCTAATTCTTGAGCACCTTTGAGAGCATTAACCTCTGCAATAAGAGTTTTTATATCATCTTGCTGTTTAAGTAGGGCAGCATTAACCATTGACTCTATTGAAGTTAATCTCTCGTCAAGGTTGCCAATGGTTTTCATCGCCCCTTGTAATTGCTTCTTCAATCGGTCAACTTGTTGTAACTTAACTTTAGTAAGTGTCTCTGTGTCTGATGTTAATGAATCGTAAACCATGATTTATGCTTTTTAGTTATTTAGAGGTGCAGGGATTATCTTATGTAAAGATAACCGCCCGCCCAGTCGCAGTGAGCGTACATATACTCACGTTGGTTTTGATCTCTCATATCAAATCTAACGTGTTTAGCAGGAGCACGCCATGAAGCGGGTTTGTAAACCTCTCCTGTCATTTTATCTACAAAAGCGTGTACGCCTGCACTCTCATATTTGCCATTTCTAAAATCGTTTTGTATGATTTTGTGATACTTTTTACCTGATGTGATAGTAAACTTGATGCACTCCTCATTATTTTCAATCTTAGTTATTCTCTCTTGTAGATACCTGTCACTTGCACCAGACATTTCCTGATTATCCATAGCAGAGCGTAATGAATAATTCCTGTACTGTGCTTCTAGGCATCTGCATAACTCCTCAGTCCATTTAAAAACAGTAACTTTCTGTTTTGATTCTGTTAATGATGCCATAATGTATAATGTTTGTTGTAAATGGTAGAAAGGAAAGGTAACAAACACAAAACCTTTCCTTTCTATAGATGGGGTTACTAACTACTGATCTAGCAGTGCTGACGCTCGACTTTCGCCCCATGAACTTATAATACTGTGTGGTCGGTATCAATGCAATCGGTTGTGTGCCACTTCTTCAACTGTCCACTACTGAATCTATAAAAAAGCATACCCAAAGCGAAACCAATACCGAACTTTGATGCCGTGCTCACACTTCTACCCATTTGATTTAGGGCAGGCCTCATACCTTGATTGTGCATTGAGTACGGTTTTGAACCTAGTCTATCCATAGTATTATAATAGGGTGCGAGAAACAAAAATGATAACTAAGATCATTTTGTTTCCCATATCCTATTATGGCATTATATTATTCCTTTGTCAACTTTAAATTTTCTTTTGTATCAAATGCCTTTTCTCTCTCTGCCTTGCTCAGATTGACACATCGCCAACCATAGTCGCCATTTGTCACTATTGTAGGCATCATATTCATTGATAATGTAATTCTATTCTCTCCTATATTATCATTATATCCATGTATGACCTGTGCAGGGAATATTAATAACTCGCCTTCACTTACAATAATTTCATTATCTTGATTATGAGGCGTGTATTTTTTTCTCATTAATTGTAGAGCAGGCATCGAGGGAAAATATAGACTCTCCTCTCTAGTAAAGTTTGTACTGATATGTTTTTCATTATCATAGTTCACATAATATACGGCAGATAGATATGAATTACTATGATAATGTGGGTGTTGATAACCACCTTTGTCTGCCACATTTATCCAACTATCAGTTACTTGTACTGTCTCCTGTATGTAATCGCCTTTAATTTCTCTTCCATAGTGTTCTGCCTGTTGCTCACACCAGTTTCTAAATCTACCAAACTTGACATCATTTTGTAAAACAGAATAGTGTCCTATATGTTTTAATTCTCTTGAGTTGGTGTTGTATGATAACTTATTGACTTCTTGCTCCTCTATCTCTGACAATATATTTTCCTTTACCTTGTCGTGGAATGGGCAAGGTATGATAGCAACAGGTGTTGGTAGTATGTTTACGACTTCCATATTATAATAGAGGATAATCCCATAGTTTACCAGATCTAAACGTAGTCATGGCAGTGTGTCTTTCTTCTTTTGTTAGAGGTTCAATTCTAACGTCATTAATATATCTAGGCATCAAATTACTGGATATTGTTATACGATTATTGGCATAGTTGGTTGTATATCCATGACAGGTATTAGCAGGCCATAGTAACAACGAACCCTCAACTCCAACCACTTCATTGATATAATTATACTTTGTTTCTTTTTGATTTGTCAACATATATGAAAAATAATCAGGAAATTTCATACTATCATTAGGACGATAAAAATATGTCGGAGCGTGGACTTCATCATCAAAGTTTATATAATATAAGGCACAGACAGCGGCATTTATATGAAAATGAGGCGATTGTTTGCCACCTGAGTCACACACATTTATCCAACTGTCTGTTAGTAGAAAATCAGATGTATCGTAATTAAGTATGTCTTTTGCATATATCTCTGCCTGTAGTTCTATCCACTCTCTAAACTCTTTATACTTATCCTGTGATAGAGGCGAGTAGTAATCTAAATGTTCTAATCCTTTAGCGTATGCGTCAACCTTTTTGTACTCATAATTACTGCCATGACTATTAATCTCATCAATCAATAATGATTTTACTTTATCATGTTCTGGGTACATCACTGCTCCCAACTTCAACGGCAGCACATCAACTGTCCTCATCACTTCCATAATAAAATTTCTTAAAATCAGCGGGTAAAGCGTCTTTTGGCACAGGTGTTGTATTAAAACTTACAGTAATTCTCTCGCCATCTGTATTGTTGACTCTACTACCATGTTCTAACCACGAAGGAAATAGGTATAGATGATCTTGCTTAATGGGTATGTCCATTTCATATACACCATAACGAGTAGGTTGTACATTATGAATACACATCATGTATGGTTTGAGTGGCGACACCACGAAAAATTGTCCAAAATCTCCCTCTGGTAGTTGACAATAAAAAGCACCACTTACCACGCTCGACTCATGGCGATGCCTCTCTGTGTATCCGCCTTTAGGTAATATGTTAAACCACGCACCACTAATCATTGAAGGATAGT